TAAAGTTGTGTTAATTCTTCCATCTGGGTGCTCCTTCCAAAACTTAGTTAGACGTTCTTCGACTGTTTCGTAATCTTCTAGGTTAAACATATTGCTCGTCCTTTTCTGTTATGAGTTCACACGCTAGGGCAAGGTAAGCACACGCGTCGATATAGGAGTCAATGTGATCAGCGGTTTCTTGGAGACGTGCGAGCTTGACTTCGACCATCGCCAGACACGCTTGATGGTCTGAGATCGGTGTCTCAAGCATCTGCTGGAGTCGTAATGCGATTCTAGTTTGATTGATACGAGGATGACCATATATTCGTCCTCTGTCTCCAATGATGTCAGTAGCTGATAATAGGACTTCACTTGCTTTCACACTCGCACCCTTTCCTTTGTCGCGTAATACTCTCGGACTGCCTTACGGCCTTTTAAGTAACCAACGCGGATGCCGACGATACGGCCTAAGTGAAAATATACTGCTGATAGGACAATCATGGCAATTAAGTCGCCTAATGATGGATCAAACATTGTTAAGCCCTTCTATCGATGCCCTTCACCGATGGCTTAACTGTCTCATGACCTAAGGGGAAAATCTAGGAATTAAGATAACGAAATGGTAACAATTCTGAGTCATCCATGTGGTCATCGATGTCTCGCTTCAGCTCGTTATCTAGGTCGTCCATAGCGTTTACCTGACACGACAAACGTGCCGTCCTTCTCGATGTAGATAAGATCAACCTGAACGTTCTTGCCATCGACGTACATGATGGCGAATGCCTGTTGCCAGTTGGCCGATCCCTTGGTGTAACTGGCCTTGCTAAAGTCCATGAGATTACCGACTTCTACGCCATGCAGGACACGCCCTATACGGCCTCCAGAGGCCTCTGAGAAGGACGATCTCCCTGCCCTGTGAGTATGACCCGAGATGACGCTCTTTCCATGCCTACGGGCTGCCTCAAGGGCTGATAGACCCCCTTGTGACTTGATAGGGGTGTGGTCGCCATGAATTGCAATCCAGCCCGGGGCTATGTTGTACGGCTTTTTGTGAAAGGTAATGCCTAACTCATCGAGCTGCATAAACTTTTCAAACCTAAGTTCGGGCAAGGATAAGAATGACGGAATCTTACGCATGATCTGGTTATAGAGGCGGTCTGTGTGATTCGACCTGATCATCTGAGTTACTTGTAAATCGTAAAGTACCTGAACAGCCTCATCGCGATCGTCTCCCAGAGTCTGCTCGTAGGCTTCGGGCGTGCCTTCTGACCATTTGGAGATCGTGTTAAAGTCAATTTCATCTCCAATCGTTACAACTTCGTGCGGCTTAAACTTACTGATAAAACTAACTAGATTCTTGACTGCGTGTCGATCGTGGAAGGGAACCTGTAGGTCACTCACTATGACAATGCGCTTCATTAGTCCTCGTCGTCGTCCTCGTAGGGTAGGCGATCCACTCGGTCGGGGATCGATGGGAGAATCCAGTCAGGGTAAGCATCTCGATCTTGGATGATACTTAGAGCAATATCGACTGCGAAGCCTGCTCGTCTTAATGCGCGATACATTTCGTGCAGGCTGATAGCCCATGCGTCTAGACGTGAGTAAGTATCGAGATCGATGACTTTCTTTCTTGCCATGTCGATTATTATCGCTCTAAGAGGATGTTATAAATCTCATCGACACGCGAGTTAAGTCGCTTAATTTCAGACAGAAGATGCGTGATGACATAACCTGCAAGCCCACCGATGACGGCAAGGCTGGCGAAGTAAAGAGTGAAGAAGTTTTCTTGCGTCACTTCTTCTCCACAGTATCAACGGCAGCCTCGATGGCATCGACCACGATATCGCCGACAGCCTTCTTAGCTCGGTAAGACTTGATCGCTGTACGAATGACAGGGATTGCTATGAGTCCGAGAGTTGCATAGATAATTGCTTCCATTAGTTTCCACCTATCATCGGGATATTAAAGAATGTAGAGTCTTCGTCGCCCTTAATAGTGAAGCTGATATGCGCGTGATGATTATGCTTATTGATCCCATCATAAGGACGCCAAGCCCAAGCCTTTTTAGATGAGGCGATGCGGCCGTCGAAGATGATGTAACTGATCCTTTTATTGCCAGATTTTGCAAGGGCTCGAATCTGATCGACCAAGTCAGGCATGAGATCGGGCTTTCCTTTCTTGCCAGCAAGGTCGCGGTCAACATCGATGGCGCGTACCCATCCTTGTACATCTGGATTATGATCAGACTTGCGAGCAGCGTGTCTCGTGTCACCGATCCAGCCGTCCGAAGTTCTATCTCTATCTGGGAATGCATCATCTATCTGCTCACGCAGTTGGATCGCTGACTTGCTCAAGCGCGGCTTCACAGTCTGCACACTCCCATCGCTTTAGATTGTTAAGTAATAATTCGTCATGATCACATTTAGGCATTGGCGCTATGAATGCGTCATCAATAGGATCATAGGTATAACCTATAGCTGCATAGTTATAGCGGATGTTGCCGTTATAGCTTGTTCGCTTGCATGTCTGGCCTCGAAAGTTTCCGTACCATGTTTCAGGATCAAGGCCTTCGATTAATTCTGTTTCATCGATGCCGACGATAACTTCAGTAACGATGTTAGATTCGTCTAAGAATGCGTAATGTGCCATTATGTAAAGCTCACATTTCCTGTGCCAGCTGTGATTGTAGTTACCTTAAATCCACCTGAAGCTCCGGGAGTTGACGCAGTTAATCCTGCTCCGATAGTTATAGTGAATGTATCAGGATATTTAAGAATAACTACACCTGAGCCGCCTGAGCCTGAGTTTGCGCTAATTCCTGCAGCACCACCACCACCACCACCTGTGTTGGCTGTTCCATTTGTTGCATTAACGCCGCCTGTGTTTGCTCCAGCACCACCACCACCTGCACCACCTGCGCCTGCTGTTGGATTACCTGCAGCACCACCACCACCTGCGCGTGTTACTGAAGTGCCAGTAATCGATGATGCTGATCCAGCGCCGCCGTTGCCTGAAACCGAAGCGCTTGCTCCAACTGCACTAGCACCGCCACCACCACCGCCGCGGAATGGTGATACAGCACCAGTCCCACCAGTGCCACCATTGTTTCCTTGAGATGGTGAGGTCGATGGTGTGTTACCTGAACCACCAGCAGGGCTACCGCCACCACCGCTTGTTCCACCACCACCACCAGAACCCCCAGCATTACCAGCAGTTCCGTCAGGGCTGCCATAAGCACCGCCGCCACCGCCGCCTGTCGAGGTTATTGTGTCAAAAATTGAGTTACTTCCGTTATTGCCTTGGACATTTGTATTTACAGAAGCTGCTCCAGCACCGATTGTTACACTGTAATTTGTTCCTGTGCTTAATGATAATCCAGTAGAAGTTCTATAACCGCCTGCACCACCACCACCAGAACCAACTCCACCAGAACCACCTGCTCCTGAACCGCCGCCTGCGATAACTAAATAATCAAGCGTAACTGTTGGAACAATATAAGGTGCAAGAATACCTACAATATTATTGAGCATTAGTTAATGGCTCCGACAATGTACCAAGTGTCAGTCCCTGTCTTAATGCAGGCTGCTGATTTATATTGTCCAAGGGTAGGAGCCGCCGCTACTGCTCCAGCGCTTAGAACTGTAGTCGTGCCAGAAGTAACGGCTGAGATGGTGCAGACTCCCACGCCTTCGTTAAGGATAGTAATGACTGAGCCGACAGGGATTGCCGCTGTCGCATTGGTAGGGATCTTTAGGGCGATCGCTGTTGCCTTGTTCATAGGAACTAGAACCTGATAGGAGTCCGCGACAGTAAGCGTATAATCCGCTGTCTGGTCTGCCTTGATCTCAAAGGTGACGAGTCCGTTGTAATCGGCGCTGGTAAAGATGTCCCCCGTAGAAGCTGGAAAGCCTGTTGCCATGATTTTTCTCCTAGTATCCCATAATGGATTGTCCGATTATACCGTAAGTCGATGATCCGATGATGAATCCTTCGACTATAGGCTCAAGTGTTGTGACTGTGCATTTCATAGAGTTCGGGGTGATATCCCACGCCAAGCCCTGCACCTGCAAGGTCTTTACGATTGTACTCGAATCAGGCTGGACGTTAGTGATCTTGACATTGTCAAAGTAATCCAGACCGATCATTGTGTCAGTTGGCACGTTAGGATCAAGTAGATCAACAGTCATTGCATCGATGCGAATCGTGGTCTCTGCTCGAGTAGCGACATAGATGTCGGCGATGTCCTGCACTTGCGCGTCTGTCTGCGCTACGAGATTCTCGACGTTCATGCCATGAGGAAAATACTTAGCGATCGAATCTGCATTGCTAGCCGTTACAGTTGTGCCGCCGACTCGCTTCATCGTGGCGCTATTGATGATGAGCTTGTCATCGAAGGCGTATCTAAGGTCAGAATAGGGAATCCCTGTTGTCTGATTAAACTCGATAGGTGCAGGGGCTAAAGATCCCACCACATCGGATCGATCCTTAAACTCGACTTCGCCATCTGCTCGGACGTAGAACGCACCTTGCTCTGTAAACTCTGCAACCTGAATTGCCTGTAATGATGTTCTAGTTGTGGCTGGATCGGCTTGGCAAGTCGTCGAACCTGCATCGATTAATCTCATTGATGAAGGGAAATCCACTTGATCGAGAATCTTATCGATGCGCGTT